AAGGCTCTTCAAGTACAAGAACGTGCTGTAACGACACGTGACTACGAAATTCTTCTACGTAATAGGTTTCCAAATATCGAAGCGATTTCAGTATATGGTGGTGACGAAGTTATCCCGCCTCAGTTTGGAAAGGTCATTATCTCTGTTGATGTGACTGGCGGCGAAGGGGCTGCGGACTTTGAGATTGCGTCATTCACTGAGTATCTGAAAGACAAGACACCACTGACGATTGAACCTGTGTTTGTTCCTGCGAAGTTCTTGTTTGTTGATACTGTTGTAGATGTCGTATTCGATCCTAATAATACTACGAAATCTCCTGCCCAGATTCAGAGCGAAGTAAGAAGTGCTATTGAGGCATACTCTATTGATAGTCTTGCAGACTTTAATAAGACATTACGTCAGTCTCGTTTGGCGGCTACCCTTGATGCAGTAGACAATTCAATTATCTCTTCAAGTATCTTTGCATCACCTATTATTCAGATTACGCCTACTCTAGGTATTGTACAGAACCCTGCTTTCTCATATGAGACTGCACTTGTACAGCCATATGCATATGATGCTACGACTGGCTTGTCTGGATTTACACCAGCTGTACGTACTACAAAGTTAACTATCGAAGGTACGCTTGTCACACTCCAAGACGATGGTGCTGGTAAGATGATGGCTGTGACTGCTTCGTCTGCCTCTCAATCAGTCTTTAAGCGTAGTGTTGGTACGATTGATTATAGCACAGGTGCGATCAAGTTGTCAAATTTAATTATCGATTCATATGAAGGTAGTGGCATTAAGTTCATTGCTAACTCAGTAGCGAAAGATGTCAAGGCTCCAAAAGATCGTATTATTACAATACGTGGTGAAGACATTACTGTCAACGTAACTACAACAACGGAATAAAGAATGCTCAATGTAAGAGATCATATTTCGCCAACGATTGCTGATCAGTTTCCTGATCTGTATAAAGAAGAAGGCGACTTTCTCGTAGAGTTTGTTAAGGCTTATTATGAGCATAACGAATCTATCATGGATAGGAATGTACCTAAGCTCCGTGATGTTGATTCGACACTTGCGTCTTTTCTGGTATTCTTTAAGAAGAAGTATCTTCAGTCTTTACCTATTGATACTGTAGTCGATACACGATTCATTATAAAACATATTCAAGACTTATACAAGCGAAAAGGTTCTGAAGAGAGTTTACGACTATTGTTTCGTATGTTCTTTGACGAAGACATTGAAGTCTTTTATCCTTCGACTGCTATTCTAAAGCCTTCTGACTCTATATGGGGTGGGGCTGAGTATCTAGAACTTCGTGCAGTAACTTCAATTGATGGATATCCTATTCAGCGTGGTGACAAACTTAAGGGTGATGTATCAGGTGCAACAGCATTTGTAGACGATCTAATCTTTGTAAACTTCTCTGGTACGATATGTCCTATTGCGTATTTGTCTAACTCAGCAGGTAGATTTATATCTGACGATTCGATCTCTGTTACAAGACTAGGTGTAACTACAAGTTATGGTAAACTAGTTACTGGTTCTCTGAGTGATGTAAATGTTATTCGAGGCACGGCTGTAGCTGGACAAGAAGTTGGTGACATTATTACAATCGAATCAACTGGCTTAGATCGATTTGGTAATCCAAGTATTGGCGGAACAGGTACGAGTGCGACTGGTACTGTGAGTGCTATATCAACAACGACTACAGGTAAGATCGACTTTGTAAAAGAGAATGACGGATTCGGATACAGTGTCGTTAATAATGATATCGATGTATCTATCTCTACTCAAGCATTGATTGTTTCTGGCTCTACTGCTGTAGAATCTATTCAGCCTGGTCAACATATTGTTGCAGACGATGCGCCTTCTGGCACGGCAACGATTAATGGCGGCGGAAGAGTCGTGGCATATAATCACCCGCTACTCTATGTAAGATCAAATAGACAAGACCCAGATAAAGATAGCACTAACGCTTCTGCAAGAGATACGAAAGCAGACTTTTTAAGTTTTGTTCAGGCTCAACTCGCACTTGCTGGTGCTGGTGACTCTAGTGTAGATCCAAAGATGCTTGCGATATTTAATTCAGACCTTGATAATACTGGATACAGATTAGGTGATATATCAAACTCTGGATACAACTTTGTTACAAGACGATATGTTAATAGCGAAGATGCAACTATCTTTACTAACTATATTGGTGGTACTGCTACAACTGCACAGACATCATGGATTGAAGATAGATTATTACCTGCTGTGTATGCAGACGGATTTGGATTCGAGTTTAACTCTCTTCCCTCTGGTGAGACAGTTAATGTTACAGTTGGTAGTAGTAATGTTACTATAACTACGATTGCTGACTATAATGCTACAGCAAGTTTTAGAGTAGAAGGTATTAATAACCAAGAGTCAGTAAGTATCATCACAGACTTCATCGGCAACTTTGCTGACAAGCCTCTTGCTGTTATTGTCAATGCGACTGCTATGCAAAATCCAGGCATCTATGAGATCGAAACTACTGGTAGTACAGACTTTACAAACTTTGGTGCGGCAGATAATAACATAGGCACAAGATTTATTGCCACTGGTCCTGCGACAGGATCTGGCACTGTGACTGACGTTGTTGCGACTAACTATGGCATGAGTGGTACATTAGTGAGTCAAGGCTTTAATGCAGAAACACTCAACACAAAAATTAAAGATGCGTTTGAAGCCAAGTCAATTACGATTGGATCTATTGCAAGCATTGTTACTGAGAGTGAAGGTAATAACTATGTCAACGATGTGTTTAGTGAAATTGAATATATTGACGTTTCTAGATTTGATAGCCGTGATAGTATTCTCACATTTACTAACCCGAACTTCTTAATCGAAGTTGGCGAGATCGTCACACAACAAGTTCAAATCGAAGATCCAGATTTTGGAAATAATCCGAACGCTGACTTTGTGCCTGGCACTAATGATCAGTTTGTTCGTTATCAAGCAAAAGGCAAGTTCTTGAAGAGAGAGGGTAATGACTTCTACTTCCAGAAACTATCGTTCTATGACTTTGATGAAAACTATCCCATCTTTATTAAGAACAATCAGTATGCTCTCAGTGGAGTGAGACCAGATTCTAATTCATTTGCTATGGGTAGAAACGCAATCATCTCTGGTAATGCTAGTTATGAGACTGGACAAATTGAAGACCTTGATATCACTAACACTGGATACAGATATGTTGATGGTGAAGTCGTTGATCTTAAAAACGAGTCTCATCAAATAGTTGCAAAGGCAGTTATTCGAACACTTGGACCAGGTAAGACAGAAGGAAAGTGGAGTTCTACTACATCTTTCTTAAGTGATAACACTAAATACTTACACGATAATGATTATTATCAAGAGTATTCATATGAGATATCTTCTGTAATTGATCCTGAAAAGTATACACAGCTTATTAAGGACACCGTAGGAGTTGCGGGCACAAAAGTCTTCAGTTCCCCTCTCATAAATAGTACAAGTAGTTTAGATAGTACGCTTGATGTTGAATTCCAAATATGGAACTTGTCAGATGAGCCGTACATCACAGAAGGAACAGAAGAGAATATAATGACAGAAGGCACTCCATCTGAGGTATTAGCCACAGAACTCGTATCTCTTGATCAGACAGCAACAGATGCAGTAACAACATCGATAGGAAATTAAGGTAATATAATGGCAAAGATCATTACAGAAAATTTTAAAGTAGAGACGACCAAAGAAACGTTCTCTACTTTCGACAGTCCTAATTCATCTATTGCGGCAGATTTCTTGTCGGGGTTGGAAGCATATGTCGACCAGACTTCTGGTGTTACGCTTTCGTCTAGTCAGAGATCAGACATTCAAGATATTGTTGAGACTCAACTAAACACCTATACTCCAGAAAACTCTTATTACATTATGGGCTCTAGCGTTGATAAGCCAAATGTTATTACGAACACTCAGTTCGAGAAGCGAGAGTTTCAACGCAGAGTGATATTCGGGAACAAAATAACAAACTCTAGCATTCGCTACATGTTTTATAAGAACGCTTGGACTACAGGAACAGTTTATCAAGGATATGATGACAGAGTAGACTATACAACTCAGGCGGCTTTGAACACTAACGTAGTTACTGTGAGAAACACAGAAGGCGACTATGATGTGTTTAGATGTCTTGAAGCTAATGGTATTACAGACGTACTGACTGGAGAAGTAAACAGGGCATCAACATCAACTCCTACCTTTGCTGATATAGATCCAGATTCTTATGAGCATATATCTGAAGCAGATGGATATATTTGGAAATATTTATTTACAGTGAGAGCTGGCGAAGATGCTGTTTTCGGAACTAGCGATAGTTTGCCTTTGCCTTATCCTACTTACGGTAATGCTGAAGTTATTGCTTCTGCTAAAGAAGAAATTTCTCAAATAATTATCGAAGACACTGTGACTAACTTATTCACAAACTTCAGATTTGGACCTGCTACCAACTCTTCTGATGCTAGTACTGTTAGTTTTGAGAGCATCATCCAGTCAACCACAGATTCAAACATAAGCGATATAACAGTAAGCGCAACATCTAAAGACGGATTCGATCTTTATGGTGCTTCTGACTCATACAAAGAAATGTATTTGTTGCAGAAGAAGACTGGTCAGAATAAAACCATAATTTATGATATACTCAGCAGTACTACAATTCCTGGCGCCGAGCTAAAAATAACTTTAAAGATTTCTGCTTCTGATGGCAATACTCCTGCAAACTTTTCGAATGATACCTTTCAACTAGTTCCTAAAATTCATGTGACTAGAAGCACTTCTACTGGCACTCCTTGTATTGCTTACGGAGTGATCGATCAGTTTGGCACACTTAAATCTATTCAGTTCATGGAAAGAGGTAGTGAATACAAGTATGCAACTGCTACACTTGGACTACCTTCTGCGCTTGTAAATAGTTATACTCCGTCTCAAGCCGCACAGCTTAGATGTGTAGTGTCTCCTAAAGGTGGACATGGATCAGATCCAATCAATGAGTTGGGCATGAGTAGATTGTCAGTTATCACAAACTTTGCAGGAGAAGATGTAGCAATACCAGATGCTAACTCTTATACTAAAGTCGGTCTTGTTAAGAATCCTATCTTTACTGATTCGACTCTTCCGACTCAGTTTGATAACAGAAGTTCAATTGTTATTCAAGGGTCTGATGTTACCAGTACTGCAATTGCGGGACATTATATTCAGCAGAACGTTGACTTGGGTGGCGTTACTGAAACAATCACAGCAAGAATACATGAGAGTGTTTATTCTGGAGGCAATACTACAATATACCTTGTAGATTACTACGGAGATTTTCAAAGCACTTTTCAAGATGGTATTATTTTCGTAAAAGCTAATCTAGCTACCACAACAGCTAGTACGCTTACTATAAATAATGCTAGTACAAATGTTACGTATGGCAAGTATTCTCCGTACAGTGGACAAGTTTTACATTTCGTAGACTTTGATCCCATACAGAGGTTGGCTTCACGTAAAGAAAAAATTAAATTTATTTTCGATTTCTAGGAAAAGAGTATAATACATGGGCATTAATACAGACTTAAATGTTGATCCGTACTATGACGATTTTAGTGAAGCTAAACAGTTTAACCGTATTCTGTTTAAGCCTGCAAAAGCCGTACAAGCACGTGAGTTAACACAACTTCAAACCATTCTTCAGAAGCAGGTAGAACGCTTTGGTTCGAATGTTTATAAAGAAGGTACTATCATTAGTGGTATTAATATTACCTCTCGTCCAGATATATTCTATGTCAAACTAAATGACACAGTGGGCTTTACAGATCCCACAATCTACAATCAAACAGACAATGAAATTTTTACTGCAACTGGTACAACAACTGGTCTTGTTGCAGAAATCATTTTAGGCGAAAACGGTTTCCAAACTCAAGATCCTGATCTTAAAACTTTTTATATTAACTATATTGGCTTTGATGACTCTACAGTTACAGGCGCTAGTTTAACAGATGCGAAACAGTTCGCACAAGGTGAACAGCTTAAGATTAAAAATAGTGCTGGAGAAGTGGTTGAATCATCTATTACCGTTGCAACAGTTGTTGGACACGCTGGTAGATCGTTTGGTGTTTCATGTGAAGAAGGTGTTGTATATCAGAAAGGACACTTTATCTTTGTTGACAATCAATTCATCATCGTATCAAAGTATTCTAATATTCCTGGAGCATCTTCAGTTGGCTTTACTGTCGCTGAAAACTTAATCAACTCTAATAAAGATACTACTCTACTCGACAATGCCGCAGGGTTTAATAACGAAAACGCACCTGGTGCAGATAGACTTCAGTTAGTACCTCAACTTGTAACGTACTCGACCGCAAGCGAACCAGAAGAGTTCTTTGCTCTTGTCAGATACGTTGGAGGTGAGGCAGTACGTATTCGTGACAGAACTGAATTCAATGTTGTTGGGGATGAACTTGCTCGAAGAACTTTTGATGAGTCTGGTAACTATGTTACGAATGGACTTAGAGTAACGCTTGAGCAAGATGGTAGTAATACAAACGCTGTTGTTGCTCCTGGTAAAGCTTACGTATTCGGTAGAGAAACTATAAACGTTAGTCCTCGAAAACTTTTAATTGAGCCAACTACTCTTACTCAAAGCAAAACAAATCAATACACTGGCGTACAGTATGGACAATATTTTACATATAATCACGCCGATGGTGAAATATTAGACAATCATCCTATTAACGGATCAGTTCAAAATTTATTAGATGGTTCTGATAATATTATCGGTACTGCTTCAGTGTCAAATATAACTCCTGGCAAAATATTCGTTTATAATATATCAAAGGCAAACGGACAAGAAAACACCGCTATAGCAAAGTTGGGAGCAACATCTCTCACAAATGGCGGAACACTATACGGAGTTAATAGTGGAGGAAAACTATTCAATACTGGTAAAGGAAGTATTGATTCAATATCAAATGTTGCTTATGTTAGAAGAGTAAGACTTCCTGTTAATAGCGAGTCCGTGACAATTCCAGCTACTAGTAACACTCAACCTCTCGTAAATAATAATTTAGTTGCGATGGGTAATACTGACATCATACGTAATGCGTCTGGCAGTCCACTTAATACGGTTGACATGCAAGTAACAATTAGCGAAGTCGGTTTTGAAGGATTTCTGTACTACGATGAAATCGTTACAGGATCTGAAGCTGATGGACTGAACGATCTTGACATCTACGTAAATACCACATATGACTTAACTGGAGAAACTAGCGGTAGTCCTGTATTTGGTATTCCTAATATGGCATCACTTGGTGTACCTAATGCAATCAAGCTACTAGAAGTGAAAGACATTTCTGATCCTTCAGCCATTAAGGATATTACATCTAAGTTTAAATTAGTTAACAACCAGAAAGATCACTTATACGATCATTCATTCATCACTGCTAAAGCAGGTGAAGTTGTTAATCATGGCACAACATTAAGAGTTAGAGTCAAAGTTCTTAAGAGACAGTCCGCAGTTGGCAGTGGTTATCTCACAGCAAATAGCTATAGCACTTTATCTGATAAAAGTTTAATCAAAAACTTTATCGGTAAAGATGGTATTGAACACTCGCTAGTAAACTGTTTTGATTTCAGACCTTACAAGCAAGCAATCGCTACTTACGCATTGAGTGAAACTGGAGCAAGCACTGTATCTCTTATAGGTACAGCCGTAGACGCAGGAATCTCGCCCGCAAATAATGCGACCATTTCCTCTGATCAAACTTATTATATGTCACGCATCGATAGCGTGGTGTTTGATGAGTTCGGAGACTTATCTATTTACAAAGGTGGCGAAGCAGAGAATCCAAGTATTCCAGAAATTCCTGGAATGTATGCATTGAGTAATGTTTATGTTCCTGGTAACGTGACTAAAGTTACAGGAAACAATCCAATCCGTGTTGTAGATGTTTCAAATAAAAACTACACGATGAAAGATATCTCAGGCATTGAAAAGAAAATCGATAGACTCACTGATGCAGTTTCAATGAGTTTACTTGAGTCAAGCACTAAAGACATGTTTATTCCTAACGGGTCTGGCACTAACAGATTTAAGAATGGCATTCTTGTAGATGGCTTTAGAGATTTACGTGTAGGCGCAGTAGAAGATCCAGATTTCGGAGCTGCCATCGATAAGTCGAGAACTGTTGCAACTCCTTCAGTAACCCAGTTTCCTATTGATCTTAAAGTTGATTCAAGCACGGGCGCAAACGTATATCAAGACGTTGTTACTTTGGCAGATACTGGAACACGTGTTACTGTAATCGACCAGCCATTCGCAACAAACTTTAGAAACTGTGTATCTAACTTTTATAACTATGCAGGTAAGGCGGCAATCGATCCTCCATTCGATGCTGGCTATGATGTTATTCAGAATCCAGCTATCAATTTAGAAGTTGACATTGCGACACCTCTTTTAGATTTAGTTGATAACCTTCAAGAAGTTCTTCCTCTTACAAGAGAGCAGGTAAATAGTATCGCTGGAGCCGTTCAAAGAAACGGTCGAAATCGAAGTCAAACGACTACAGTGACCACGACTACAGACACTCTTGAAGTGGGAGATAATAATGTCACCACTAGCAGTGTAGGAAACTTTGTAACCGATGTTACGATGTCTCCTTACATTCAGTCCAGAGAAGTCAAGATTCTGGTTACTGGTCTAAGACCTAACACTCGACATTACTTCTTCTTGGATGGTGCTTCAATCGATTCACATATCTATCCTGGTGATGTTAATCCTACAGTTGTAGGTAGTGCGACAGAGTATAATGTTAGTGAAGT